CTTGAGATCAAGAACACAGCCTTCGTTTATATCGAGAGAGACAATACCGGTAAGGTTATAGGCTTTTATCCGGTACCATATCAGACTTACACAGCCGTCGAGTATAAGAACGGCTTATATGTGCAGTTTTCCTTTGACGGAAATGCTGTTAATCAGCTTGTTGTTCCCTGGGAAGATCTCGCAGTGCTCCGCAAGGATTATCTGATGTCAGATATCGGCGGGGAGAATAATAAACCGCTTCTCGGAACGCTTGACGTAATCAACACAATGGATCAGGGCCTTGAGAATGCCGTTAAGAGTACGGCGAACCTCAGAGGAATTCTCAAAAGCACAAAGGCCATGCTCTCTCCGGACGACCTTAAGAAGCAGAAGGACAACTTCGTTAAGGACTACATGAACATATCCAATGCTGGAGGAATTGCTTCACTCGATGCGACTCAGGAGTTCAAAGAGATAAACCTTAAGCCTACAACGGCAACGGCAGAGGAACAGGACTCTTACCGGGAGAGGGTTTACAGATATTTCGGGGTCAATGAGAAGATAATCAAGTCGAGTTATTCCGAATCCGAGTATGATGCATTCTACGAGAGCAGAATCGAGCCTGTTCTTGTAGCTCTTTCATTGGAGTTTACACGAAAGATATTCACAGACCGAGAGATCTCTTTCGGAGCTGAGATATGGTACGAGTCCAACCGTTTACAGTTTGCAAGTGCTAAGACCAAGATTTCAATGGTTTCACTTGTTGACCGTGGACTTATGACACCGAATGAATACAGAGCTTTGTTCAATATGGCACCGTATGAAGGCGGCGACGAATTTGTATTAAGGCTCGACACTTCCAAGACCGGAGACACAACGGACGACGGAACAGGGAATCCGGTAGGCAGACCACCGAGCGACGATACAGACGACGGAGGAGACGAAGAATGATAAGAGATAATAGAGAATATAGAACAATCCCTTTGTTTGAGACAAGGAAAGCCGAAGAGGGCGAAGCTGAGTCCTACATCGTAGAAGGCTACGCTTCCACCTTTGAACCTTATGTGCTGTTTGAGGAAGATGGCATACAGTACAAAGAGCAGATTACACCTGACGCTTTTAACGAATGCGATATGTCGGATGTAATATTCTGCAAGGACCATGAGGGTACCGTGTTCGCAAGAACAAGAAACAATACCCTTGAGCTTTCAGTTGACGACAAGGGACTCTTTACGAGAACAGATCTGAGCAAGACCGCTTCCGCAAGGGCAATGTTTGAGGAAATCCAGGCGGGAATGTACGATCAGATGAGCTTTGCGTTTATCGTAAGAGAGGATGATTACGACAAAAAAGAGCACCTCAGAACCATCCGGAAGGTCGAGAAGCTCTTTGATGTAAGTGCCGTTAGCTTTCCGGCGAATCCCGGCACTGATATAGGTGTTGCCACAAGAGACTATTTCAACGGAGTGATTGAGATAGAGCGAGCGGAGAGACTTGCGAAAGAGGAAGCACTTAGAGAAGCAAAGAAAAAGTACATGGAGGAAAGACATCATGGAAATTAAAGACATGACTCTTGCCGATGTAGAAGCAAGAATAGCTGAGCTTGACTCCCTTGTTGAGAAGGCTGAGGAGCCTGAAAAGGTCGAGGAAATGACCGAGGAACTCAGATCCTTACAGGAGCGCAAAGTTGAACTTGACGCTCTCGAAGAGAGAAAAGCAAATGCAAAGGCCCTTGAAGAGAACAGGGCTGACGACACAGTAACAATAGTTGAAGAAAAGAAAGAGGAAAGAACTATGCTGAAAGTAGAAGAGTACAGAAACTCAGAAGAGTACATCAATGCTTATGCTGAGTACATCAAGACCGGCAAGGACGAGGAAGTAAGAAAGCTCCTCACCACCAACGTAGGGGATGCAGGCGAAGTAGCTGTTCCCGATTTTGTATTTGATATCGTAAAGACCGATTGGCTTAAGAGCGGAATCCTTAGCCTTGTAAAGAGAATCTCTGTTCAGGGCAACATGAAGGTTCAGTTTGAGCTTACCGCAGGCGACGCTGTTATCCATGACGAGGGATCAGGCGCAGTTTCCGAGGAAGAGCTTACTCTTGGAGTAGTTACTCTTGTTCCTCAGTCAATCAAGAAATGGATCTCAATCTCTGACGAAGTTAACGACATGAAGGGCGAAGCATTCCTTCGTTACATCTATGACGAGCTTACTTATAAGATCGCTCGTAAGGCTGAGTCTATCCTTATCGGAAAGATCAAGAATCTTCCTACCAGCGCAACCTCAACAAGCGTAAATGCGAAGAAGGTAAAGGCCGGCGCAGCTCTTGGAACAATCACAACCGCACTCGGACAGCTTAACGCAGAAGCAGTTAATCCCGTTGTTGTTATGAACCCTGCTACAAAGGCAGCATTCAAGGCAGCCGTTTACGCTGGACAGTTCAACGCTGATCCTTTTGAGGGACTTACCGTTTACACAACAAACGATCTTCCCGCAATCGCTGACGCTTCCGAGAATGCAGTTTACGCAATCGTAGGCGACTTCGGCTATGGTGTTCTTGCTAACTTCCCTAACGGAGAAGCTACCGAGATCAAGTACGACGACAAAACTCTTATGACTGAGGACCTCATCAAGATCCTGGGCCGTGAGTATGTTGCAATCGAGCCTATCGCTTGCCGTGCTTTCGTTAACATCACTGCTCCTGCATCTGTTTAATTCGGAGGTGCTTTATGAAGGGTTTAGTTAAGGTTTCATTTACTGATAAAAACACCGGAATCGGGTATCTTCCCGGTCAGAATGTAGAGTTTGCGGATCTCCGTATGAAAGACCTTGCAAGCAAAGGGTTTGTAGAAGTCAGAGGGGCTGAGACTAAACCCGAAGTAAAGAAGGCAGAGCCTGAGAAAGTAGAGCAGAAAGCTGAGAAGCCTGCTGCCAAGAAAGCTCCGGCAAAGCCTACCAAGAAAAAATAGCAGAAGGGAGCAAGGATATGGCTACAATCGCTGAAAAAGTTAAACTTGCTCTCCGTATCTCCCACAATTTGCTTGACGACGAAATAAACGACGTTATTACTTCCGCAAGACAGGAACTTATCCGTTCGGGAGTGACGGAAGAGGTCGCCAATAGCGATGAAGAGTTGATACAGACTGCTATTAAGACGTATGCGCTTGAATATTACGCTCAAGATCCCAAAGATGCGGATCGGTACGGCGAATCATTCAAGTATCAATGCGACTGTTTACGGAAGTCGGAGATCACAGTTGAGGGCTAAACTATGTACGATAATGTTATCACGCTCATAACGGAGACAAATACCGTTGACGAGTACGGCGATACCGTAACAACAGAAGCATATAGAGATATATTCGCAGAAGTGAAGAGCATCGGGCAGAATGAGTTTTATCAGGCGCAAGCCGTAGGACTCAAGCCGGAGATCAAGTTTGTGATAGCTGATTTCGCTGATTATCAGGACGAGAAAAAGCTGAAATACACTCCGTTCAATGGCACCGAGGATGTTTACACTGTCTTGCGGACATATAGAACTAAAAACCAACTTGAGATCGTTTGCAAACGAGGTATTGATTGATGAGTGTTCCTAAGTCCGTTGTAAAAGTTAAAAAGAACGGTGTGGAGTACACTTCAAACGTGGATGCTGCGCAGTATTACATACATGAGTTAAATCGTGCGGCTCTACGAGATGTTGCGAAGTTTGTAAAAGCGGAGTTTAAGAAGTCATATTATTCAATCTTTGGTAAGCATTCGGGGGATGCTGGTAGATCTATCAGCTACTCGGTGCTTGCCAGCAAGTCAACAACGGCTCCGAGAGTCGAGATGGGCTTGAAGAATGGTAAAATTGACGGCTTCTATTCCTTCTTTCAGGAATTTGGATCAAGCAAGACTCCGAAGCTGGGATTGTTAAGAGATGCAGTTGAGGGAAATATCCCGAAGATAATTGAGATCGAATCAAAATACTTGAGCGGTCTTGAGGATGAAGCAACGGCTCTCTCAATGATTGACGAAAAGGACTATGAAGAAGATGGCGGCGAGTGATACAAAGACTAACGAGTTGAGAAAGTTAATACAGACGAAGTTGAAAACGCTCGCAAGCAAAGTTTACTACGAGATTGCGGATAGTGATGCTATGTACCCTCACATCGTGTTCAGCTTCAAGACAGTAAATCTTGACGACCTTTGGAGACAAGACTACATGCTTGATGTTGATGTGTGGGACAAAAGTCAGAACACAACGACCATCGAAGCCCTTTGCGATAATATAGAAAAGCTCCTGCACATGGAGAACCTTCCGCAGACCGGTATACTTCCGACATTCTATCTTGTGGATAGAAAAAGCATCCCGGATGAAGATAAAGCAATCAAGCACCGACTTGTAAGATTTCAGATACAAAACTATGTGAGGTAAAAAACCATGTCAATAACAAAGTATATTGGTACGGGTGCGGTCAATTCAGCAGACTTCAAAGAAGTAAGCTGGGTTGGTCTTACCAAAGGCGGAAACGCAGTAACGATCAAGTTACACGATGCTATCAATATGGGGAACATTGATTGGACTTTTGCCGAGAAGAATGACGTTGTACCGAGCGTAGAGTTTACGGCTTGCTACGACAATACAGACGCTGCATCGGATTCGACTCTTGAGCCTTTTGAGGTTGAGATTAACGGAACCAGCGCAAATGCTTCTGACGGAATCATTCTCGGAGCAGGAAAGTTTTACATCAATGGAACCCTCGTAGCTCTCACTCGTGGCGGTGGACAGTTTACTGTTGAGCGTGAGTACAGAGAGATCAATGCTGACGGCGATCGTGGAGCAGTCAAGGGAAGAGTAGTAATGGAAGGCTCAAGACCTAAACTTACTATGAACGTTCTGACAATGCTTGCAAACATCACTTCGCTTTATAGCTCGGTTGAGGTTTCAGCATAATCAAAAATTAAACGAAGGCGCAGATTTAGGGACCAAAAATCTCTTTATCTGCGCTTTTTTTGTGTTTTATAGGAGGAATACAAATGAGAAGTTTACAGACACAGGATGTCTTTGCCTTTGTCCGTCTGATTGACGAGGTAGGCATTAAAGACGAACTTAAAGAATTGATACTTAGTAAGGACTCTATTAAGGATCTTACTCAGGAGTCTTTCGGATATGATTTAATATTTACCCTTGTTTCCGGAGCGAGCAAGAAGAAAGCAGAAGAAATGCTCTATGAGTTTTTCGCTAATATTCTTGAAACCGACAAAGAGACGATCCGCACGATGGACCCAACGGAGTTTTTAGAACAGGCTATCAAGGCGGCTGATCCGGAGAAGTGGAAGAATTTTTTCTCCTCGGTTGCCAAGTTGATGAAGTAAAGCTGATTGACTTGGTGCTTCGGAGATACCACACGCTTGACGTTATGAAGGCTCTGTCATTGGAGCAGTTTGTCAAGCTCGTTTTAATGGCTCTTGAAGATGAATCAAAAGAGAAATACCGGGCAGAATGGTTAAGCCTACTGCCTTGTATGGTATTCACTAACCACTATATGACGTTTGAACAGTATTACGACACCGTTACCGGAAAGAACATAGACCTTCGTTCGGTAGACGAGATCATTGCGGAGATAGACCGCAAACACGCAGAAGCAAAGGAAAGCAAAGATGGCTCTTGAGATATTCAAGTTAGTCGGAAGCGTTTTTGTTGATACAGACAAAGCAAACGATTCCCTTCAAAAAGTTGATAAGAATGCCGGTAAGGTTGCGGAAGGTTTCGGCAAAGCTGGCAAGGTAATCGGAACAGTCGGAGCTACTATCGGAGCTGCTGTTGTTGGAGCCGGAACAGCTATCGTCAATATGGCGAATGATACTTCCGAAATGGCTGACACAATCGACAAGGCTTCAATCCGTATGGGAATCGGTGCGGAACGTTACCAGGAGCTTGCGTATGCCGCTGAACAGTGCGGAGTTGATATGTCCACGATGGAACAGGCGGCGAAGAAGCTCGAAGGTACTGATCTGAACTTTGACGATGCTATGAATCAGATTATGGCTCTCGGTACGGAAGAAGAGAGAGCAGCGGCGGCAGCAGAACTCTTCGGAGAGAAGGTTGCCTATAATATGGCTCCCTTGCTTGCTCAGTCTGGCGAAGAATTTGACG